CAAGGGACTTTATCATCACCATTCGACAAGGACTATATATGCATCGTATGCTTGAAGCCCTGGCCCACGAGATGGTTCACTTAAAGCAATATGCCAAGGGAGAACTCAAGGACCTTATTCGACCACCAAAGCTTGTCAGATGGAAGACTGAATATTTTCACGCTGATAAGACTGATTATTATTTCGCTCCATGGGAAATTGAAGCATATGGTCTTCAACAAGGTCTTCTGTTTAAATTTATGTTAATGAAGGATGAATACCATGGTAAGAGTAACGAAATGGGTTGACGTAGAAGTCCATGCAAACATTGATCTTGATGATTTTCGCACGGACGATTTAGTTCGAGAACTGGAAGAACGAGGTTACACGACCTACGATACCAACGAGAATCCTACTGAAGATGAGATTATTGACTCGATCGAAAAGCTCTATTATGCACATACCGAGAACGAGAAGATCTTCAAGGAAGAACTCAAAAGGTTCTTTCTAAAATACATTGACAAATATATATGACAGGTTACGAAGCATACAAATTATATCTGGCTCTCAAAAGTCATTTCAACCAAGCAAATTACGATTTTTTCAAATACAAAGGTAAGGTTCGAGCCTCAGTAGAGTCGTTCGAGAAACGCCGTGACAAATACTTCTTTGAAAAACTAGGCAAACTAGATAATCCTCGAGATTATCTAGTTGCCAATCTGAGTGTAAATCCCAGTCTCTGGATACGTGATATACTGTCCAGAGACTGCCAACGTGTCTACTCCGAGTGGCTAACGAGGCAACAATCACTCACCTACTTATTTAAAGAAGACCTTGAAAAGATCGACTTACAAAAGGATCTTAAAATTATAGATGGTGATCATCCAACACTTTTTAAACTTTATCTCTCGGGTTCCATTTATCTTGAAACTATATCTATACTCCTCCATCTTTGCGATGGTTTTGAGCAATGGAGTAATTTACTTGGCGAAGATCCTGTGTGGTCTTTAGAGTCAACTAAACTTAAAAAGATACTTCCATTCATTACTTACGATCGTCAAAAGATAGCAAGTATATGTAAGCAAGCCATTGAAAATAAAGCTTTTACTTGACAATTACTTAGGTATCCTGTAGTATAAATACACTTGAGCGATACAAATGCTCATAATACATTGCTATACAAAGGATACTAATATGGATTTCGCAAAACTAAAAGCAAACGCAGGACAAAAGTCTCTTGAAGCTCTAAAGTCAGAGATGAAGAAGCTGGATTCAAATGAACGTAAGTCAGATGAACGTTTTTGGTCTCCAACCGTAGATAAAGCCGGTAACGGATACGCAGTTATTCGTTTTCTCCCCGCTCCACCAAATGAAGACATTCCTTATATCAAGACCTATGATCACGGTTTCCAAGGTCCAGGCGGCTGGTATATTGAAAATTCTCTAACAACGATCGGACAACAGGATCCAGTCTCAGAATTCAATTCCAAACTCTGGAATGCATCTACAGACGATAAAGGACCAGAACGAACTCAGGCTCGTAAACAAAAGCGACGTCTACACTTCATTTCGAATATTTACGTCGTAACTGATCCTGCACATCCAGAGAACGAAGGTAAAGTTTTCTTATTCAAGTATGGAAAGAAAATTTTTAATAAGGTGCGTGAAGCATCAGAACCTCCGTTCGATCTTAAAGGTCGCACACCCGACAATCCCGCATACGATCCGGTTAATGCCTTTGACCCATTCTGTATGTGGACAGGAGCAAATTTCCAGTTAAAGATTCGAAACGTTGAAGGTTATCGTAACTACGATCAGTCAGCATTTATGCCGGTTGGTCCATTGTCAGATGACGATGATGAACCACAGAAAATTCATTCAACAGAATATTCACTACAGGCCTTTTTGGCCCCAGATCAATTCAAGACTTATGATGAATTGAAACAGAGATTGCTAAAAGTTCTTTCCGAACCAGCAGAAGAAACCATTAAGAAAGCTAAGGAAGATGATGCTCCTTGGGCTCAGGAAACTGAAGCTCCAAAGACAAAGACCAAGGCTCCACCAAAGACACCGGCCAAGGCAATTGTTGAGGATGACGGTGAAGATGATCTTGAGTTCTTCAAGTCACTAGCCAACTAAAATAAAGGGAGCCAATGGCTCCCTTTATTTGTTTAAAATCCTGAAAATTGTCCATCGTGAAGATCAACCCTTCGACCTTCTCCCATAACTTGTTCATGAAAGAATCTCTGCCAATATGGTCTAACGGGCATAATGTCTGAGTTATCACTCTGTGGTTGACTGGAACGAGAAGGCTTATCATATCCAGCTGCAACAGGATTAACCCATGTTCTTTCACCAAGATTTTCTGGTCTTGTAGGAGACATTGGGGGTGGCGGAGGAGTTTTAATCTTTGTATCAAATGAAGGTCTTGTAGGAGGCATTGGAACATCTGTTGGACCAAAGTTCGAAGGTCTTGTAGGAGGCATTGGAACATCGGCATATGTTTTGCCTTCATTTGGACAAGTGCATCCTTGTTGAGGCATGACGCCAGAAGAATTTAAAGGTGCAGCTTGAGCAGAACCACCTAGCATTCCCATAACCATAGGTAATACGGATCCAATTATTCCACCCATTCCACCACCCATCCCAATTCCACCCATCATACCACCTAGATTCATACCACTCATTGAAGAAGTCATAGGAGTCATCATCGTTTGCATTGCTCTATCTACAACTTGATTTGTTCTATCAGGGCTTGGCGAATTAACAGATGGAGTCATCATCGTTTGCATTGCTCTATCTACAACTTGATTTGTTCTATCAGGGCTTTCTATTGCCTGCCCACCTACGGCACCAGATGCCGTAGCCATACCTTTAGGCTGTCCTGAACTGTTAACAATGACTCTGAAATTTTGTGCAGCTTCTGCACCACGTCCTGGACGAATAACTCTTTCAGATGCTGCATGACCACGCCACTGATCTAGAACTCGAATGCCACCATTCTTTTCCATACCAAGGAAAATTGCGGCATGTGATTGACCAGGAATATTTTTATATTGTCCATCAGCACCAAACGTTGCAATAGGTGTTCCGACTGGGGTATTTTCATTGGGTGGTTCACCAGGACGCCAGGTGGAAGTGTGACCCACATTAGCAGCCTTCTTAACAAGAGCAACACATTGCTCAGATTCACCATGTGATCGACCTGCATATTTAGCAACAATGGACTGTGCTGAGCTAGATGTAATAGAGCCACCTTGTGGAGTTGAACCTCCTGAATTAGAAGGAGTTGTCGATGAAATATTCTGATGAACACTTTCACCTCCCATGGCAGTAGCTGCCCATCTAGCAGATTGTGAATAATGTTCGGCACCTGGTCTGAGAAATCCAAATCCTTCTCTTGTTGACCCCGTAAATAATCTAGAAGCCTCAGTAGCATCCTTTGCACTCCTCAGACGATTTAGTTCGCCAGATTGTGATGTTGTTAATTCATGTTTCAAAAATCCATAATTTGCTTCATATGAATTTATATCTAGATTATTTTGTTTTGCCCAGTTTTCAAATGCAACTCGTCTTGGTCCAGTCCATTGAGCATAACCATATCCACCACGGCCTGCAATAGGATGTTCCTCTTGCATTTTAGAAAAGCCACCTGTTTCCGCTGCCAATGATCCTACGATTCCTGCGGCTTGTTCTTTGCTAATTCCCAAATCTTTTTGAAGATCAGCCATAAGTCTAGGAGCGACTTTATTATATCCTTCACCGGGTTTCATTGGTGTTACAGGACCTGATCCGGAGCCTTGGACGCCGCCGTTTAAACTAGGAGTTATGCCTCTTTCGACTTTCTCCTTTTCAGTCAGATTGCCCCACTTGTCAAAACTATTTTTAAATACCTTGGGCTTATTTTCATTGTCCGTTTGATTGAAACGAGCCTTGGTATCTTCCTCAAGCTTCTTAACATCCGTAGACTTACCTGTGATCTTGTTAAAGATATTGGAGCCAATCGTTTCTCCTAAGATAGACCCAGATGTTGCACCAGCAAATATTCCAAGGGGACCAGCCCATGTTCCAAGTAAACCACCTAACACACCACCAATTGCAGAACCTACACCCTTGGAAATAGCAACTCCAAGATTTTCTCCAGCATACAATGAAAATGCTGTAGACATGATTCCACCAATGCCAGGCACCAAGTTTTTGCCTGTGGCACCAAGAACATTGACAAACCTTGATGTTGCAGACTTTGCCGCTTCCTTGAGAATCAAACGATTTGCCGCAGCCGTAGACAATGCAGCGGCGGAAGTCATTCCCAAACCAGGAAGACCTGCAATTGCCGCTGAACCCATTGCTCCCTTAGCAACTGTAGAACCTGCAGCTTGATAAGTTCCAGAAAGAACAGAACCAAGTCCCTTGGCACCAGCAAATCCACCAGCACCTAATGCAACTCCACCTAGTATTCCAGAATCAGAATCAGAACCAGAATTAGAACCCTTAGAACCAAAACCAAAGAAACCACGACCACCACCTTTATTCATAAATTGCAATTCACGAAGAATTGCCTTCTGAACGTCCATATTATCATTAAATTTACCAGTCTGTTCGGCAATAGATGCTTTCATTGACTTAGTATCTTTTACCAGAACATCTAGCTTCTTATCGAGATTCTCAAAAAACTTTTTTTGATCTTTGACAGCAGCAGTCATATCCTTGATGCCACGCATCTTGGTATCATCATCCTGACGGGCACGCATCTTGTTTGAAATTTTGCCCATCATGTTTTTACCTTCTTCTGACTGAAGGTAATCCATAGCTCCGGCGATCATTTCTTCTTTGATAGTGTCGATAAAAGGCAGCTTCATTAGAAGGTCCTGTGTTCCTGTTGCTCTGAAATATTATTGTTTAGTATCTGAATGTAATAGTCTCGTTCCCATACCATCATTTGATCTACATATTCCATGGGCCATTTATGGTTGACCATTAGGGAATAATGAGTAGCAAGATAGTTTTCTAGGTTATTGTAGATCATCGTAAGGTAAAAAAATCATTGAGCGAATTTAGCTCAATCTCCTTTTCGTTCCCAAGGGAATTTGTGTATTTGATAACATGCTTGAGCTTCGGTAGATTAATTAGAAACTCTCGTATCTTATCAAACGACTTGATATCCAAGGCATCTAGAAAACGACGAATCTCGTCAAGGGGATAATCCTTGGCCTCATAAACATCGTCACCATCATAGATTTTATCCACACAACGAACAATAAGTTCGAAGACATAGTCTTCGCCAGATCCCAAGAACTCTTTGTCGTCATAAAGTGTAGCTGATGGATAACGCATCAAAACACCCTTGGTCTTATTGATTTCAATCTTCGTAGAAACGTTCTCTGGAAACTCTACTTCCACGGAGTTTAGATCAACCTCGAAATCATACTTCTTGTTATCTTCCTGATCTATATAAGAGACTGAAGCTATGGAGTCTACGGACATCGCTCGTATCTTAATGAAGATATACTCAAGATCAAAGATCGTGATCTTGTCAAGATCCAATTTTTCATCCGCAGAACAATTAGCGATTACTTGTCTAATGGCAGAAAGAATATCTGCAGGATCTTTTGATTCCTTGGCCATCAGTAGAATTTTTTCTTCCTTGACTTTAAAGGGACGAAACTTGAAGGACTTCTTCAAGGATGGAACTTTAATCAGGGTAGTTGGATAATCAATTATAGGTAACATATTTTCTCCTCAGTTATTTCCATGAGACATTTTTAAAGTCTGGATAATTTTGTGCAGGTGATCGAACATTCGTCGATTCATCTGTAGAACCAGTAGATACTGGCCCAATAATTTGTGCCCTAGGCTGTGGAACATATTGATGAATATTAATTCTTTCGATTGTGTATTCTTTACATGCCAGGTTTACTGTGATTCTAGATAGAGTGTTATCATCCCAGGACATTTCATTTTCATTCATAGATGTCGGAAAGGCATCATACATATTAATCCTTTGGACTAATTTGCCTTGTTCGTCAAATATTTCTACGTTAATACTGACTGCTATATTTTCTTTATATTCAACTTGATACGAAGGCTTCGTATTCATTACGGTAGTTGATCCTCCAGAATTTCCGTTGTCGATTCCAGCAAAACCAAAAACAGAATTTATCCAAAGATACCAGAAGGACCAGATTTGTCCCTGACGATCTCCTATAAATGTGATCGACATTCCTTCGGAATAGTTTGCATTGATGGGCATTGCCTGTCGTGGTCCAACACCATATCGATTGACCTGATCTGTTTCTATTGTAACCGCAGGAGTTTTTACTGCAACGGCTCTATAGGGTAACAGATTATCAGTAATTTGATTGGCATTAACAGAAGCACCATTCATCAATGTTATTACACCAGCAAGTGCTTTAGGTGGTGAAATGATTACTCGAAATTTGCTATTGAGCAAATATCCTTCTTTCTTGATATTCTCTTTGAATTGTGAAACGTTGAACATTACTTGGCCTTTTCTATAGAATCTTTGTATACTTCTTCGGCTGTAATATACGGACGAGTTGAAGTCTGAAAACTCTGCATTGGAAGCATGAGAGCAATATCCCATTCATCAGGTGATATATATAGAAAATTCGAAGCTACGTGGGAAAACAAATAACGCTTTACACACGGTTTAAAATAACGATATTTAGCCGCACCTTTTAGAATCTCGTATGAAATTCTGAGCTTAGTTGTTTTGTTCAACTTATTATTGTTGGCAGTTTGTCTTAATGTATCCATTAAACGAGCACGAAGCATAGGTGGTAGATAATGAAGATTGATTCCCAAAAATCCGTCAGAATAATATTCAATTGGAAATATCAATGGAAAACGATCCCAATATGGCAGAGTGTCTTTGTGCTTAGCAGAATAAGTAAACAAATACATCTTACCAATTGAAGACTCAGATATCTTCACGATTCTTTTGAATGGCTCCTTAGTATTAATTGCATATGAAGGATTGGTTTGTGAAACTCTCATAGCAGCTTTACGAAGCCAATCAACGGATTTACCTTGAAGTTTATTTCTATCTAGTCCCGTAGATTTTGATAAGAGGTCTTGAAAATAGACTGAGGCCATTAATGAGTCTCTTCGAAATCTGACTTGACCCAGTATTCTAGTTCCATCAATTCAATTGACAGACGAACTTCTGTTGGGGCATTTGTTTGTTTAAAGAACGATGGCTTTCTTGGGGAATAGTCAACATTGACGTCTATAATTGCGCACGGTTTAAATTTGAATAGATAATCCTCTGGGTGAAGTCTCACTTGAACGATCCATGGATACTTTAGTCCTGCAGCAATGCCGGTTCCACCAAGATCACCTGAACGATCTGGCAACTGAGCATATCTGAAACCATTGACAATCTTACGTAATTCGTCCGATTCCTTTTGTGAAGTAGGAGCCAATACCCAATCGAACGAAAATCTTTTAAATGTAGGAGAACGAAACAGAACAACTAGAAATGGATTTGGAACCCAACCATTCAAATAACCACCTGTTACAGAGACAATATCCTGAACAGCAAAAACACTTAGAGCTCTTTCCAATATATTTGATTGACCTGCTAATGATTGACCTGCGGCATTGATACCCTTGGATAGTGGCTGAAATTCTTCTTCTGTCCATACCATTGTTTGTTGGTTGTTTATTTTATTAGGTAAAGGTAAAGCAATTGAACTTGCACCTAAAGCAGGTGCAGGAACAAGTCGAGCACCATTAAAGACGTCATCTCTTTTATATTCATAGAACATGAAAGTAGAAAAGAAAGACTTATTTTCATCTACCAGATCAGTAGGAAATCTAAGATCTGCTCCCCCGAAATCTGGGGCAGTTAATTGTGCCATAGGTTATCCTTTTTTCTTTTTATTTATAGGTATCTTCAATTCTTTTTCCGTGAATACTTTAAATTCCCATCCACGTTTGGCACAATATTCTCGTGCCGCCGCCCACTTGGCTTGATTGATTCCAAATGTAATAACCTCTTGTAGATAACGTTTATCATTAGTTCCCTTGAGTCCAGGCTTTGGTGGTTCACACTGGGCAGCAGGCTTTACTTCAATCATCTGAGTAACTACTTTTCCATGCTCATTTATAAACTTGACAACTATATCTGGAAAGTATCTATGAGCCTGACCATCTGCGGGCGAAATATACCAAAGTGCCATTTCCTCTGAACCCCATTGAAGAACTTTGGGATCAGCATCTAATGTTCTAAAGAGCTTAAACTCATATGATGAGCGAAAAATAATTTCCGTGGGATCACCTTTATATTTTTCAGGATGCTTGGGCTTAAATTTCCCTTGCATTGTATTACCATACCCTCTTGGTGAATTTTTCATTCTATTCTAGTTCCTGTAATAAATACTATACACTCTTATTATTTATTGAGGAAATAATGGAAAGATATTTTACAAAATTCCCAAAAATCAACTATTCAAATAACCAAATGATCGACATAACTGAACGTGTGGTTATGACCAAGGGAACTTTGAATAACGGCTATTTGTATTATCCCTACGATCTTAATTACAATGAAAGACCAGATCAAATTGCCCACCGTTATTATGGTGATCCTTATTATGCATGGCTTCTGTATTTGACGAATGATATCACTGATCCATATTACGAATGGTATATGGAACCATATGAGTTCTCTAAATTTATTGAAAAGAAGTATGGATCAATTGAAGTTGCACAGTCTCGAACAAAATTCTACAGAAACGATTGGGTTGATTCTGATACATTAACGGTTTCAGCATTCCATGCTCTGCCATCAAACCTAGTAAAATATTGGGAAGCTCAATATTCTATGTCTGGTTCTATTATGTCCTATAAAAGACGAGAAGAAGATTGGATTGTCAATACCAATAGAGTAACGACATACGCCGTAGCCAATACTCATTTCATTAATGACGAAGTTTGTCATATCGTATTTGATGTAAACAATGTTGGTCGTGGTCAAATAGTATTCTCAAATTCAACTAATATTGTTCTTCAACATTTGTCGGGAGTAACGACTCCAAATGCCTCTGTTTCAATAACGGAATCCAGCTACATTTACAGCGATCAATCAAAAGTCAATACGAATTTCACTTCCGCAACTCTTTTAACAACTCCACTTAGTGCAACTGAAGAAGTATATTATACCCCAGTATCCTATTACGATTATGAAAACGAAAAAAACGAATACTTTAAGACTATTCGTGTGCTAGATTCTACATATGCCAAGACAGTTTCTATCAAGTTAGAAGGACTATTGAATGAGTAAAGTTCCAGGAGACGTTGAAATAGAATCAATTAAAATTGGAGACTATGATCTCTCGGATAATAAGCTTACATTAGGTGGATTTAATATATATGAATCTGCAATACACCATCATACCTTTGCAGACATAACAATACTAGATGCCAACGATATATTGGGGACCAAGCAATTTGCAGGAGATGAAGAAGTAGAGATAAAGTTCAAACATCCAGGTGAAGACAAGGCTGCTACGTTCAAATTCGCATTACTCGAGAATGCGAAACTCAAGCACAATAATAACATGAGAATGAAGACATACGAACTTCGTTGTGTATCACCTGAATATCTCAAGGCACAGAACAAGGTCGTCAATAAATCATGGAATACACAGACATCTAATATTGTCAAAGATGTAGTCAAGGACTTCTGGGAAACAAAAAAGGAAGTCAAGATCAAAAAAGATACCAAGTCCAAGCAGACATATATCTCAAATTCCAAGAGTCCACATACGGTCATAAATCATCTAAAACATCGTCACGTCTCACAAGATCACAAGGAAGACGGCTCATTATATTCTCTTTATGAAACTCGTAATGATAATGGTGAACAAGAGATTCATTTTGACACGTTCCACAATATGATGAAGAACAATGAGACTGATTTAGAGTTTATTCAAGATACAACGATTCACTCTGATCTGACATCGTCCAAGGACTTCAATAATATTCTCAAAGTCAACATTGCATCATCATTCTATACACCTGACAGATTTAGAGCCACTGGGGCTCGTTCGACATATTGTCTGGCAACTGGCAAGCAACAAAAAGAAGATGCACCTTTCAAGGATCCAGATATACCTTTATCTAAGAGTCCTATTCGTGACAAGCAGGTAGAACAAATTAACAAGCCACCGAAAGATCAAAAGCCACAGAGATCACGACTCATGGATCCTTCTAATCAGAAGGAGCAAACATTTATGCCTCAGTCTGATCCATACAAGGCTTCAATGCTTGCTCGTTTGACGAATGATGTATCGACGATGATTGTTCCCGGGAACATAAAGCTCAAGGTTGGGCAAGTTATATCCGTAAAGCTCACACAGAAAGCCAATCTATCAAAGCAATCTGGTGATCTAGATAATCAAATCTCCGAAAAGGTTCTCATTACAGGACTTCGTCATGTTATCAATCCACAAAGCGATGACCCACAATATGTCTGTGTAGTGGAGTTCATTAAAGCAGGTTGGAAGAAGAAGGCCGATCAAAATGCGTAAGATGTTCATTGCAGAAGTTCGTGATCTTCGGGATCCATGGGAATCAGGCCGTGTTCGTATTCGAATGTATGGTGCTCACGATGACGAACAAAACATCAAGGACGAACACCTACTGTGGGCAATGCCCCTACAAAACATTACATCAGCAGCAACACAGAAAATTGGAACAGCTCCAGTTGGTATGATTGTAGGCTCAAGAGTTGTAGGTTTCTTTGCAGACGAGGAAGAACAAGTTCCAATCATTATTGGTTCCTTTGCCCGTGCAGGAAAACTAAAAGATGATAAGGACAATACCAAAGGACAAGATAACGTCGATAACAAATATAATGACGTTCCCACACACTCTTTGAACCCAGATCATGTTCCCAGAAATCCATATCATCGAATCTACAAGGACAAAGACAATAACAAGGATAAGGACAAGGAACGTTATGATCCAAGTCCAAATGCCCAGAAGTATAATAATGCCAAGTATAAATCAGTTGATGACGGCGATGAACTAACATCTAAGGCACGTGAGACTTATTCAGATACCAAGGAACTGAAAACTCTGGCTAAGTATTCCAAAAAGGATGCGGATAACAAATCTATTCTCGAACTCGTTAAGGGTCTCGATGAAAAGAACATGTCTGGTAAATTCTCTAAGGCACCTGATTCTGTAATGAAGATTCTAAACATCTCAAATATGACATCTGGTGCTGGTCTTAATAATCTAACGGGTTCTGGTCTAGGACAAGTATTTCAAATGATGGGGAATCAAAATGGCCTTGGTTCTATTATGGGAATGCTGCAAGGTGCCATGGGTGGCGGTCAAGGCGGCGGAGGCCAGGGTGGAGGTCAACAAGGCAATCAAAATGTAGGGAATCAAGCAGCTGGATTGTTAAATCAATTGTCAGGTATAGATCTCACAAATGAAACTATCAACTCTATGACAATTGATGAACGTGAACAACTTTATATAGGTATGCTTCATCTTCTAAACAACGTAGATGAAAATGGAAATGTTTCACCCGTGAATCTAATATTCTACAAGAATAAGATGCCAGAGCCAGGAACATATCCAGTTGTCGCAATTACACCAGAAGGATATTTTCAAGTGTTTTCGTTCACTGAAATTGATCCATATCCTGGTTACATTCTTTGGGAGTCAGGTGATGGAGATTACGTCTTCACTGTTCGTCCTGTGCATGTTCCATATGCCGCAACACCAACTGATGATGTCATAAATGCAGCAATCATGGTTCTTTATGATGCATTGATGTTGATGGCCAAAGAAGGTAAAATCGATATTAAACTTCTTCTTGCATTATTAGGTCAAGCAAAGACCGAGGCAACCAATCAGGGTATGAATAATGCCATGGGGCAAGGTTCAGGACAAGGTGGTAATCAAGGTGGCATGATGAAGATTCTTGGGCAATTAGGTCAATTACTTTCAAAGGCCAAGGATACACATCTACCAAATTCAGTTCTCGATCAATCAAAGATGCAAAAGACTATTGAAACAATGCAAAAGCAAATGACCATAGCGAAGAGAAAAAAGGACATTGCCAAGGAAGCAACAGCTCAACCTAATCCGAAGCCAACAAACAATAATGTCGTCACAAAGAATGATTCTGGAATGTGGGGAGCGAAGTAATGGCTGAGGCAAATACATCACATAAGTTACCAAATACCGATATTAAGGTAACGTATCCTTATTGCCAAACAACCGTAACGGTATCAGGTCACGAAACAATACATAATAATACAAAGGACGAAGAACTTGTTCGTATTGCTCATACCCGTGGAACGTTCGTTGAATGGTCTAAAACAGGTGGGGAACGAAGACTCGTTGCCAATACGAAACACGAAGTAGTATCTCAAGGTCAATCAGTTTCTGTTGAAGGTCCATCCGATCATTATGTCATGAACCATGAACGTAAGGTCAACATGGGTGATGGACACAGAGAAACATCTGGTAATGACTCTCATGTTCTAGGTGGTGCACATGTCCGCATAGCCAAAGGTGATAGTCACGTATTCCACAATGATGGTAAGTCGTCTACGATGACTGGGGATGACCATATCAATTATGTCGGCGACGATGATTCTAACATCAATCAACATTCATTTCATCAAGGAGATCATTCATCATTTACTGGAGGTAATCGTTATGAAGTCGTGAACGGTGAGAAGGGGACATATCTTCCTGATGGAAATATGGATATTCAGTTAGATAATGGCAAACTTCGTATTAAATCTTCAAAAGATATGTCACATATCACGGATCAAACACATAATGTGACTGCCAAAGAGGACATAAATATCAAAGCAGACAAGAAAGTAAATATTGATGCAGATGAAGTAACCATTACTGGAATGACAAAAATCACAATTAAAGTGGGAAATTCTAAAATCGTTATTACTCAAAATAGTATTGATATTATTTCCGACGGTGACATTACAACCAGAGGACAGACGACAAAGGTTCAAGGTGGCGGACTCAAGGCACCGCCTACAACTTTCCAATAAAAGGTAACAAATGGCAACGACAACGAGAGCCGATCAATATACACAGACTTCAAAGCAAGTGGAATTGTTTTCAGATTTTCTGGATTCATTTGCTGCATCACCTTTAAATGGAACATTAGCTAGAGTAACTAATGATAAAGCAATTAAGCAAGCAGTAAAGAATTTAGTTCTAACAAATCTCGGTGAAAGACTATATCAACCAGATGTTGGAACTGATACTCGTCGTTCTTTGTTCGAACAAAACGATATCATTACTGCAATGAACTTACAAGCACGAATTGAAAATGTGATACAAAACTATGAACCAAGAGTGAAACGTGTTCAAGTATTCGTCGAACCATCTGTTGACCAACATAGTATGCTAATCAATATCATTTTTTACATTTCAAATACTACTGAACAACAATCAGTAACAATTAAGTTAAGACGAATAAGATAATATCACTTGTCACATAAATGATTATACACCAAGTATAAAACTGTGTCAAGTAAAATCTACATTAACAAGGAAGAATAATGGCTAACTCATCACTAAATCTAACATCATTAGATTTTGATAAGCTCAAAGGGGATTTCAAAACGTTTCTCAAGTCACAGGACACATTTAAGGACTATGACTTTGAAGGATCTAATATGAACGTTCTATTGGACGTGATGTCATATAATACCTTTATGAACGCTTGGTATCTCAATATGATTGGTTCCGAGATGTTTATTGATTCTGCACAAAAGAGAGACTCTATTGTCTCTCATGCCAAAGAACTAAACTATGTTCCACAGTCCATGAAATCATCAGAAGCCAAGATCAATCTTCAATTTACTACTGTTGGACTATCTGGATCACTCGTTGTTCCTTCTGGAACTATATTTACAGGTTCCAATGCCAATGGAACATATAACTTTGTAACGACTTATAATGCCACTTATACCTCATCTAATTCTACTTACTATGCAAATAATGTAGAACTATTTGAGGGGTCTCCTACTACTGAATCATTTATTGTAGATTATACAATAGAGAATCAAAGATTCATTCTTTCAAACAAAAATATTGATTTAAATTCTTTAAAGATCAATGTCATTGAAAATAACGGGGCATCTAATACAATTTATTCCAAGGCTGAAACTCTCTTTGGTCTAACGTCAAATTCCACAATTTTCTTTGTCCAAGCCGCAGAGAATAACAAATATGAAGTTTTATTTGGTGACGGTTACTTTGGTAAAGTTCCACAGAATGGAGCAGTCGTTACGGCATCTTATAGAATTTGTCATGGTCCTGAGGCTGATGGGGTATCATCGTTTACATTAGCACAAGATCTAGGACTTGTTAATGCAGGACAAGTAATCGTTTCTAATTTAACAGTTACGGCTAATTCCACAAGCGGTGCCAATGCAGAGAGTCAAGACTCAATTCGTTTTCGTGCACCTCGATGGTTCGCAACTCAACAACGAGGTGTTGCGAACGACGATTACAAACAACTTATACTTGGTAAATTTGGAACATATATTCAAGACATCAACGTTTTTGGTGGTGAGGAAGTAGAACCAAAACAATATGGATGTGTAGTCGTGTCCATTAAGCCATATGGTTCTACGGCCCTTCCCAACTTTCTCAAGTCACAAATTGAAGCTTGGATGGTAGATAAGTCTCAAATGAGACTAATGATGATTGACCCAGAATATTTGTTCCTTCGAATTGATACCACGGTTCAATATGATAAAACTCTCACATCTCTTTATTCAACGGATATTGAGAACTTGGTTATGCAATCAATGACTACATTCTCTTCCACTAATCTTGAAAAGTTTGATTCTGATTTTCGTTACTCTCGATTTGTCAATGCCATTGATGATACTGATATATCAATTATTTCCAATGATACAGAGATATTTGTAACTAAGAGAATATCTCCTCTATTAAATTATCCATCGTCATATACATTCACATACAATAACGAATGTAATACCGTGGAAACTCCCTCGATTACATCATCTGCATTTACCTTTATTGTAGAAGGAGTTTCATATCCGCTTTCATTTATCAAGGATGATGGCAATGGCAAATTAATTGTCTATACTTTCATCAACAATACTCCAACAACTCTTGGAACAATTGGTTCTATTGATTACACGACTGGAACAGTCAAGATTGATTCTCTTTTAGTTGGGGATTACGATAAGTATATCTCAATTTACATGAAACCTTTATATCGAGATATCATTTCCAAGAAGAGTAATATTATATTGATTGAACCTGTGGATATGAACATAACCGTAACGGATGTTAAGAAGTAATGACATACGCCGTTGAAAAATACATCTCAAATTTTGTTCGAAAGCAATTTCCTTCATTTTATGACGAGGAAGGAGAGAACTTTCTTATGTTTGTTGAGGCATATTACGAGTGGATGGAAGAGAACAGAAACCCAATTCACGAAGCACGTTCCCTATTTGATTATCGAGATATTGATACGACACTAGAACAATTCCTTGTGCATTTTCAGCAGAAGTATTTGTATGGTATTCCCTTTCAGATCATTTCCAATAAACGTTTTCTACTGAAGCACATTTTAGATGTTTATCGTTCCAAGGGAACGACTCGTTGTTACGAGCTTCTATTTAAACTGATTTACGATGAAGACGTCGAGATTTATTATCCTCGAAGAGACATGCTCAAGGCTTCTGATGGTAAATGGGTCGAACCCATGTATCTTGAAGTTACGGACTCTAGTGTTCTTAATTCACTAGTGGGTAAACAGATAGTCGGAACATTGTCTGGAACAACGGCCGTCATTGAAAAATTTAATAGAGAATCAGTCAATAAGAATGTCGTGAATCTAATCTATATTTCAAATGTCAAGCCACAAGGTGGGGACTTTACGATTGGTGAACGATTAATTGCATATCCTGATTCATCCCTCTATTCATTAGACTTGGCTCCCACGGTAATTGGTTCATTCACGTCCCTCGAGATTATTAATGGAGGATTTGGTTTTCGAGAAGGTGACATTCTAAAGATTGCAGAACGTATACCATCAACAAACACTTCTGCTTCATATGGACGTGGTGCATTGATACAAGTAACAGACACAGTTCGTGCTCAAGGTTCACTGACATTCTATATTTCAAATCATGGATTCGGGTATACTGCTAATGCTAATATTTTCTTCTACAATGAAATAGGAGACAATTCAGGTCACGCCGCATCATTTGATCTGGGTCCAATGTCTCAAAAGAAGTCAATCACATACAATACAGATGTTCTAGTAGATTATTTAAATGTTCCACTTAACTCATTGTCCTTTGGTTTTTCGAATACTGCCGTCAATGTTTCATCTCAAATATCTGCAGGATTAACGTTCGCTAACGATATTTTTGGCTCAGTATTTACTATAACTAACATCAATGCAGGCAACAATTACATTTACTCCCCAAAGATTAAAATTCGTTCCTCGCTTCTTTCAAGAAGTCAAGGTGGAACTATTACCTATAATAAGGCAAATGTCAATGTCATTACTCTTGGAAGACCTGTTTACTCAACTACATCAAATACAATAAATGGAACGGGAACATTTTTCTCTACGGTGTTTTCGAATGGTGATATCATTGCTCTAAAGTCGTAGAATACTTCACCATTAGAATTTCATATCGTCAATGCCGTCGTGTCGAATACACAATTGATTCTCAGAGATACCCCTTTGGCTAACTCTACGTCAAATGCCGTATATTATAAAGTATCAGGTGTCATTGGAACTGGAACATCATTCACGACTCTGTTTACAAATTCAGATATCATTACCCTCCGAGCCAATTCTTCGTTGGCTAACACAACGGAATCAATTTCTATTCGTGCTGTGGTAAATGATTCTCTCATTGTTCTTTATGGTGCACCTACGATAAACTCCACTGGTTCTGCGCAATACTTTGTCAGTCCACCAATCATGACATCATCCTTTGCTAAATATGAACCAATTATGTATCAAACAGATGGTTCAATACCAGGTATCAATGCATTGGTAGTTGGACGACCAAATAACGGAAACAGCATCGTAGGTTCTGCAATCTCATATAATTCAGGTCGTGGATATTACGATGGTGAATTAGTTCGTGCATATTTCTACAATGGAATTTCAACACCATTGGTTCTTGCAGGTGGTGTGGGTTATGCCAATGATGAATTGATAGAATTCTCTGGAGGTTCTCCTTCGATAGTTGCCAATGCATTCATAACCACTAATACTTCTGGAGGCATTATCGATGTAACGATGATTGATACAGGTGCAAATTATGTAACTTTGCCTACGGCACGTGTTCTATCGGCCAATGTCCTGGCGCATGGGGCCAAGTTTTCAATGGCAATTCAATCACCAGATACATATAATACATCTTCCTATGTTCTTGGTAAAATTCGTAAGTCTGGTATAGGATATGCTCCAGGTTACTGGGCATCAACTGATGGCTTTCTAAACTCAGATAAATACCTTACAGATTCCTACTTTTATCAGGATTATTCATATCAAATCAAGACAGCAACAACCCTTGATAAATATAAGAACATAATCTATAACACGTTCCATACTGCAGGAATGGAACTATTTGGTGGATACTTGTCGATTGACACAGTTCAATCCCCAACTCTTATTCTTTCCGAGCAAACGACAATTGGATAATTAAATGGGCGCATTACTTCCTACTTGGAAAAAATCAATTGCCGAGGACATTGTATCCTCAATTACTCTTAATCAGAGTTACTTCTATGCATTTGCAGCTGAACCACAGGCGCCTGCAAATACAACGCTCACCTTAGATTTGTATTCAACGTCTGAATCTATAGGACGTTATTTGATCTTTGGAAAGCTTCTATCTAATACAGATTTTAATCCCGTGGTAAAATATATTCCATGGGTTTCTAACACCACATACGATGCCTATAATAATCTTGATGCAAATCTTGCTTCTAAGAATTTCTATGTTGTTACTGATCCCCAATCACTAGGTGGTCCATATAACGTATTCATGTGTTTATACAATGGAAACGGTTCTCCGTCTACCCAACAACCTGATACAGTTCAAGAAACATCGTTTACAAAGCCAGATGGTTATATTTGGCGATACATAGCTTCTATTCCTGATGCTCTTTACAAGAAGTTTCAAGTAGGTGGGTATGTTCCCATCGTTGCCAATACTGCATTAGTAACCGGGGCATCTTTTTACTCAGGTGTTGATGTCGTGGAAGTAGCCAATGGTGGTTCTGGTTATACGACATATGCCAACGGCATTATTAAGTCCACACCTAATACAACTCTCATTCAAATTGCCAATGGTTCTTCGGCTATTACAAACTTCTATAGTAATTGTGGAATATACATCTATACTGATGGTTTTCCAACTGCAGAACTAAAGACTATAACGAACTATGTTTCTAATACCTCAGGTTGTTGGGTCACAATTGACACTGCTGCAAATACTAATAACATCATTCCAAATACAACGAAATATTACATTTCTCCAAAGGTTGTATTTGATACGGATGGAGCATCTGATCCAATTGGATATTCTGTTGTCAATCCTACGTCTAATCAGATTTCAAGCATCACGATGATTGACACAGGAACATCTATATCAAGAGCCAATGCTCAATTGCTTCCTACGATGTTTGGATCAGGTGCAAATCTATATTGTATAGAGCCTCCTCCTGGAGGCTATGGTTATGATCCTACAACGCA